TGTTTATAGCCGGAAATCCTGAACACCCTGTATGGATGGGAGTCCAATCATGACGCAACAAGCTGTTAGTTTTCCCTATACTATTGGAACTCAAGGTATAGTTCAAAACACAACTTCCCCTGCCAAAATATATGTTGATAGGGTCTTAACCCTTCTTTCAACTTATGTAGGGCAGAGACCTATGCTGCCTACCTATGGGGTTGATTGGAGTGGCTCACTTTTTGAAAATGACAATGATGCTCAAAAGGCTATACCGGTGGCTATCACACAGGCAATAGGAAAATGGCTTCCAGAAGTGAACGTTACCTCTATAGAGTTTGCTGGAGAAAACGTTGACGGTACTGAAAACGTAATACTGTCTTTACATCTTCCAGATGATACACTTACATCTCTAACCATCAATACTGGCACCATCACATACAGCGGAATTATTGCGGGGTAATCATGCAAATTGACTATACATCTAGAGACTTTGCTGCATTAAAGGCAGACTTAATTTCTCTTATTAAAGAACGTACTGGAACTACCTGGGACCCTACAGACTATTCAGATTTGGGTCACGTACTGGTAGAATCTTTTGCATATATGGGAGACATTATGTCTCATTACCTAGACCGCATTGCAAACGAAACTACTTTAGATACTGCAATTCAACGCAGTACTTTGCTTTCCTTAGCAGCTATCTATGACTACATTCCTTCTGGCCCAACTCCTGCAGCAGTAGCCGTAACTTTTACTAACATTAGTGATTATACACTTGATATTTCTGTGGGTACTCAAGTTATGGCTCCACTTTCATTTGGCATTTATTCAGAAGTTTACTTTGAAACCCTTGTAGCTGCTACAGCAGTTGCCCCTGGCGCAACAATTTCCCTGCTTTGTCAAGAAGGAAAAACAGTAAACACAGATCGTCCAGACTTAATTGATAGTACGTACAATGTTGCTCTTCCAGCAAACCTTGGTACTTCTGATGGTTCTGCTAATCAATATTTTATTGTTCCAGATTCAGGTATAATTAATGATTCAGTTACAACATATATTGGTCAAGGAATTGCTTTTGGTAGCTGGTCTTATATGGATAATCTTATTGAAGCCGGTCCTCAGGATAAAGTTTTTGGGCTTTCTCCTAACGAAGACGGCACTGTAAATATTGTTTTTGGTGATGGTGTAAACGGCGCGATCCCACCAAGCGGCCAGCTAATAAGTGCAACCTATAAAACTAGTGTTGGTGCTGCAGGAAATATTAAGTCTTTGGCTATTACCGAAGTTACTTTTTTTCCAGGAAATGTTGACCCAGCAGTAACATCTTACTTTACGGTAACTAATAACGCACCTGCTACTGGAGGTGCTGATTCTGATGGTCTTACTAATATAAAGAAAAAAATTAAAGCTGCTGCTAATACAAGACGTAGAGCGGTAACTTTAAACGACTATGCATACTTAGCTTTACTTTCTGAAGGGGTTGGAAAAGCTAATGCCTCAGCTACTACTTACACAAATGTGAACTTATACGTTCAACCTATGGATGATGGACAAGCAGCTACTGGATACCCTCAAGCTAATATTATTGGTATTGCCACAACTGGTACAGCCGTTACTTTTGCAACTGATTCTGATCATGGATTTGCTGTGGGAAACACTATTAATATTTCTGGTGTAAACCCAACAGCATATAATCTTCAAAGCGTAGTTATTACAGCAGTCCCTACCACGTCTAGCTTTACCATAGCAAGCACACTTACAACCGCTTATGTTGGAAACGGATTAGCTATTTCTTTAACTCCTACATCCGCCTGGTATAATCTTTCGTATAGTGTAGATTCTTATTTAGCAGATAAAATTTTAGTCGGTACTGATGTTACTGTTTTGCCACCAACTTATGTGCCAATATATCTGTCAGCAACTATTACCGCACAGTCTTCTTTTAGAAATGCAGATATAAAACTAGCAGTTTATCAAGCTATGTTAGGTGCAGGTGGTTTATTTCAATACGAAAATAATAGCTTTGCAAGAACTATTAACATCTCTGAAGTTACTTCAGCTATTCAAAATGTAGAAGGAGTCGTTTCTGTGGCATTAACACAACTATCAAAAGATGGTGCCGCAACAGTTAATACTCTTACCTTAGCGGCTAATGAGATCCCATACTTGCTAGCTTCTAATTTAGTAAGCACTGTTACTGGCGGGGTATAATAAATGGCAAAGTACGGCACTAAACGATACGGTTCTGGTATAAGATACGGAGTTACATCCGTAATTAGTGTTTATTACCAATCAAATATTGTTGCAAGATCTGTAGATTATGGAAAAATAAAAATTGATTGGGACCCCATTACTCCAGATCCTACAGACAGAGTTCCAACTCACTGGGCATTAGTCCGAAGTTATTCTGGTTCTTTAGATAACCCCTATGACGGTACTATCCTAATAGGTGGGGCATATTCAACCATTTCTACAACCTACACTGACACAATTATAGATAAAGAAGACCTTGAAGTTTGTTACTCACTGTGGTTATTTAACGGCGTTGCTTGGAAATTTTGTGGAACCTCTTACACTATTTTAGTTGGGTCTAAAGATTCTTTAGTTAAAATTAGTAACTGGCTTCCTAAAGCTTGGCTTAATCCTGTGGATAGAGTTGGTGAGGGATTATCAACTTACAATGATAACACTTTGACTACTATTCTTGGTGTTTTTGCTTTTATGTATGATCGCCTCAGAGTAGAAGGTACCTTATTAGCAAACCAATTTAATTCTTTTTATACACCCAGTACACTTTTAGACTACAAAGGTACAAGTTTAGGTTATCAATATGAAGCTGCTTTAGGAGACACCTATAATAGGTCTATATCCGCTGTGGGAAATATTGTTAATTCTTACAAAGGAACGACTGCCGGTTTAATTACATATACTAACGGGCTTGTACATTGGAATTCTGTACCAGTAGTAGGACACAACCTTTTGTTAGACTATAACGATTCTTCTTTTGAAGAGTCTTTGGGAAACTGGGGTGTTTCTAGTGGAACATTTACTGCAACAACTTACGCTTTAGCGTCTATCTCAGTACCTGCTCCTTTTGTAGATATCTCTTATCCACCAAGAACTGTTGGCTTAGCTAAGTTAGTAACTGCGGCAACTACCCCAATAACTATGTCTTTACCTAAATCTGGAAACTCTGTTCTTTTGACTGGGGTTCCAATTAAACAAAATACACGGTATGTTTTTAGCGGTTGGGCTAGACACGTTACTGCTTCAGCAACTATTGCAGCTGTTATTACTTGGTACGATCAATTTGGAACATCGTTAGGAAGTACTTCTGCCGGACCAACATTAACTACTACAACTTCTTTTGCGGAGTTTACTTCCTCTTCAGATTCAGGTAGAAACGGAAAGTTATCCCCTTTAAACGCAAAGTTTGCTAAAGTAACTCTTACTTTAACCCCCTCTTCTTCAGCGTCTAACACACTTTATTTTGACATGTTTCAATTTGCTGAGGCAGAAAAAAGCTTTTTATTTGAAGACGCAAGAAAAATATATTTAACACTTCATGGACAAAAAGAAAACTACATTTACAACCCCGAGTTTGAATATGGATACGGTTCTTGGACCGCTATAAACGGTACTATTACCCCAGATAGCACTACAACTGCAGGTATTCTTCATGGAACAAGATCTTTAAAGTTAACCTCCACTGCTAATGGAACTGCTGCACTTGTTTCTGATTGGGTTGCAATGGATCCAGGACAATCTATTGTAATTAGTGCAAGTATTCTTGGTTCTGCTGCAAGAACAGCACATATTAGGGTAGAGTTTTCAAACCAAGCAACAACCGAACAACAAACTTCTATCTTGACCGATGTAGATGGGCAATACTATCCATTAACAAATTACTATGAAGATAGTGATCCTATTACTTTATCAACAACTACATCAAACACTGTTTACACTTTTGCTGTTACACCTCCATTTACTCAAGATGCTGGAAACCCTTTAGCAAAAATAACTATTTATATTACGGACAATGTTGCCGGAGACTCTTATTGGATAGACGGGGTTTTACTTGAAGAGGCTAGTACCTTGTTGCCATTTTTTTCAGGAGATGGTGGCGCAAATATTACTAATCCTTTGACACAACCGTATCAAGCTACCGAAGACAGCATGTGGGAAATAAAAGAACTTTATAACTATATGTCTAATTCTGGGTTTGATATTAACACCACCGACTGGACTGCTGGTAGTGGAACGTTGACTAGAGTAACTTTAGACGGTTCAGGGATCGGCCCTAAATATGGAGCATATTTTGGAAAGCTAACTTATAGCTCTACGGGTTCTGTTACTGGAACTGCCTACTTACCTTCAGCAGCTTTGGGAGGAGAAGACTTAACTATATCTGCATGGGTTAGAAAAGCAGTTGCTACGTATACTATTGGTACAGATAGTTTTA